AGCCTTCAGTCCAGCCTTCATCTTGTGATGGGTCTACAGCTTCTGGCCATGCCTGCGTGTTAATTGGTAAAATATGTAAATAATACTTTTCGGGCAATGTTTGTGAATGTCTTGCATTAAACATTCTTAAATAAAACTTTACTGATCCGCTAGCCGGGATTTCTTTTGATGTGAATCTAGAGGAAGATATCTCATTTATAGGAAAGCTAATTAATATTCTTGATGCTTCTAGAGATGATGACGAAGCTTGACCATAGATAGAAAATACCTCTAAAATATCAGATGCTCCCATGTTGGCTTCGCTACCTGAATTTGTTAAATTCGACTTATAGGCATTTGTTATAGTATTATCTTTATCGGCGTAAAATCTTTTAATTGCCATTTTATCTGACCGTCCCTCTTATATCTTTTAAAGGAAATTTGATTTCCATAATAGTGTCTTCTGGGACATCGATAAATCTTCCATCTGCAGAAATATGCTCATCAATATTCATAACAACGTTAGAGTATGGATTACCAGATAGATTCTTTATTTTTATTGATACGACATCAACAACACCCGGAGTATCATTAATTACATCATACAATCTTGTAATCATCAAAGGCTCTCCCATATCGTACGGATTAGTGAAAAACTCTTGCATTCTAACTATAATTCTATTGAAAACATCGTATTTATTCGATCCCAAATCTGATACGGCTACAAAATCAACACCAAAATTTACAATTCTGCCACTAAGAATATCAATAGTATCATTGATCATTTTATATTGACTTAGCCAAGTTTTTAAATTATTTTTAATAGTGGCATTTGTATTTACCAACTGATTATCTGTATTTTCGGACAGCACATATAAATTTAAATTTCTTTTAAAAGAATCGTTATCATGAGTTATGTTGCATCTTTTAATCTTTCCAAATTTAGATGGCATAGCGTAAATTAAGCTCATATAATCGTTCTTAGTGACGGCCCTGTTTTGAGTTGGAAAAAATCCCAAGGCGCGCCTTTTTAATTCTTCGCCATCCGGTATGGCAACATCACCAATAATCGGCTCTTCGTTAATAACCTCTAAAGAAGATCTAACCAAGGCTTTCTTAACATTAGATGATGCATCTTGCGAAAATCTAAATGTAGCTTCTACTGGAGTTTTGACTGTGCCGGCTGCAGCATTAATTACTGTAGACGAATTTCTACGAACCACAACTGTTAAGTCAGTGTTGGTTGGAGCAACACCAAATTTATCAGTCTTCAAAAGTTTTGAAGGGTCTAGATAAGTCAAAGTTTCATATGGCCTTCCGTGTCTTTCTAGGACCAAATTACTTGGATGAACAATTGGATCAAGCCTCATTTCGGTATCAGATCCATAGCCAAATCTTAGAAAAACATTGTCCTCGTCGTCTCTCTCAACAACATATCTCCTAGGAACACTCTGGGCCTTTAATATATTGGGCGCCATTTTTTTAGTATTGCCAGTGTTTGGAATTGAACGATAGATTATATTCTGCGACAAATGGTCGACCTCATAATAAGGATGTCCCTCGGAATCATATACAGTAACTACTTCTGTTATGTTATCAATCGGCACTTCAAGTCTCAAGAACTTTTCATACTCTCCAACTTCCAGAATAACTTCTTCAAGCTCGCCAGACATAACCTGTCCGTAAGTTTTTATAGCCCATCTGCTAACAGATCCATTCGAAGCTTCGCCGGCCACAACCTCATTGTCTGGGTGTGAAAAATCTACATCGTTTAACAAAACATATGTTGCTCCACTTTCTGCAGAAAACCTTGAACCTCGACGAAGTACTGGTGCATAAGTAGCATCTGGGCCTAGGCCATCAGAAGTAGAAGGCACCAAAAGGTAAATAGCTAGACTACCAAACGATGCGGCGGGGCCCGGGCGCTTATATCCTAGCTGCTCCGCGTGTTTTGCAATATTCTCATACTCAGCAGCAGTAGACATGAAAGATTCATTTGCATTGTAGTCTACATAAAACGATAACATATCGCCGACATAAGCAACAGTATCCAACATCAGAGAAGCGAAGCCGGCATCAGAAAAATCTTGTACTGTATCTGGATAGTATATTTTAGCATATTCTTCCAGATCTTTTCTAATGGAAGCAAAATCCCTGTTGGTGTACTTAATCGGAACTATTTCTTTATTTTTCGCCATCTTATTTCCTCATATAAATTAAGTAGTTCTATTGTGCAATATTCAAGTCTATTAAATCACTAGTTCCCAGAGGTGTTATTTCATAGATTATTCTAACTTGCAACACCTCTTCTGGATATAATTCTTCTATATCCGGAGGATATTTTACATCTATTAATTTAATATAAGGCATATAGATATTTGCTTGTTTTTGAATTTTTGCTCTCAAAGCAGACTTGCCTTCTTCCCTCTGTTCAAACAAAAAGCGATATATACCTACACCAAAATTTATATCCATCATTCTCTCACCTGGACTAGTGAGGAGGAGATTTTTGAAATTTTGTTTAATCGCCTCCTTGAACGTTTTCAGCATCATATACTGACCATCGGTAGGATTCATTGTTAAGGGCAAGTTTGGTGTTATTCCATAAACGGGCATAAATTTCTCCTTAGTATTTCATTCTTATGACGTCGGAATGCCGGCACAAGGATCAACTCCTTCAATTAATTCTTCCGCCAGAGCTTCTTTTTCTTGGTCGAAGGCATCAAAAAGCCCCTCTGTAATAAGTAGCAAGCAATAAATAAAACCGAATAATGTCATGGGCGGTCCAACGCCCCAGCCGAAAGGCGGCGGTGGGAACAAGAATCCATATGGCAAGTTAACTGGGAATTGAGCAAATGAAATCGCCGGTACCATAAATGGAGAAATAGCCTCAACAACTTTCTTAACTTCGTCAATAGCCTCCTTCATTTCCACCTCAGCAGACTCCAGGGCGACACGCGCTGCCTCAAGACCTTTTTCGATGTCTTCAATAGTGGCGGTGATCGCCGCGATTTCTATTTCCAAGTCTTCCACTTCTTGTTGTCTTTGTTCTAACTCATGCTGAACAGATGGATCCGGAGGCTGCTGTTTGTTGGCTTCTTCCTGGAGTTTACCTATGGCTAGTTTTGCGGTCTTCAAGCTTAGCTGCAGCATTCCCGGACTGTCATCTGTTCCAACTGCTGATTTAGCCTTGTCTAGCTGAGTTTCAAGCTCTGTTATAACCAAGCCAACACTGGCCATGATTCCACTTCTAACCTCTTCCGCAATCATGATTGAAGTATTAACAATCGTCATAATCAGATCATTAATGGCTATAGCAGTACTAACACAAGGATCTGTTAGCGTCACAACTCCCTTGAGAATCATTCTAGGCGTCGTATATAACATTTTTAATGCTATATCTCCCCAAGGCGTATTGTGCGAACTAGTAGACTGCGCATCAGTGCCAATTTGATAATTAGCTATACTTCCATATGGCCTCATTGAGTAGGGAAGATCAAACTCTCCTTCTTCCATCAAGCCCATAACAAAGTCTAGAATTATTTCTCGCGTAGCTTTAAAACGATTTTCCATTCTAAGATCTTGATTACTCAGGCCAGCGTGGAGGCACATAAAGGATATCAGCCTGTCATATGGAAAAATATAATTAAATAACAAATTATATTCAGGAGTTTTTCTTAGCCGATCCATCAAAACTGTAACTGCAGATGAGTATGAGGCTGCTAGGGTGCCCCTGCCTCCAACTTCAGGCGGTCGGAAAGTACCAAATTCCAGCGGGGCGCCTTTGCAATATATCTCTTCTATGTCTATAAGCGCATCGGCAAGAGGAATTGGATGAATTCGCAAGTCGGCATTTTCCATACCGGTCTGGATGCCGAATTTTTCAAAATGTTCAAATCTATCTTTATATTCATTTATATCAAAAGCTTTCTGTTTTTTCATCATTAGCTCAAAAGAATTCATAATACCTTTGGTACCAAAAGCACCAGATTCTTCTGCATTTTTAACGTCACTATAAAGCATATCCAAAGCATCACTAATACCTTGTGTTATTTGACTTCTATAACCTTCTTGTTTTTCGGGATCGCCAGGATAATCAAGAGAGCCGCCATATTTGCGAGCCGGCGGGACATACATCAGCCTCAGACCATATTTCATACAAATGAAATAATCTTTAAAATACTGCAAAGCTGTTGCATTTACATGGCCAGATTGCGGAACTGTTATCTTGTCATACTTACCATTCCAAAAAGCAAATCTATAGCCAGGCCGATAATGGCCGTGGGCCCACGTCGGATCCTCGGCGCCAGCGTAGGCCGCCGCATAATTGAGTGGTTT